GAGTGCGCCCGACACAGCCGTCGCAACGGCGACGCCTTGGCCGTAGCCCGCCGTGTTACGCGAACTGACGATCGGGAGTCCATCGACGATCGTTACCGCACCCGAGCCGGCCTGATCGACGTAGGCGTACGCAATGCCTTTGATCGTGGCGTTGACGAACTGCGTGCCACGGATGCTGGTCTGCGCGGACGACACGTACGTTGGCACGCCGCCGGCATTGATCGATCCGCTGAAGCCCGGCCAGTCCGCTGCGACGACGCCTGCGATCTTGCCTTTGGTCGTGCCGGCCGGTAACGGCTGCACGGTCTGAAAATCCGGGTAAGTCTGATTGTCGATCGAGACAAGCGCGAGAATGATGCCCGGAGCGTAGTTCGCCGGTACGTTATACGGCCGGTATGCTTGGGCGCCTTGCCCACCGTAGTTCGGCTCGTTGTTGGTGGTCAGATCGCCGGTCGTAGTCCACTTCGGCATGAGTTATCGACTCCTTACGTTACTGCTAAAAGGTTCGTGCGAACTACCGGCGACCGTCGGGCTGCGACATATGAAGCGCGCCTTCGGGGGTCGGATAGCCCCGCTCGTAGCTCTTGGGTTCCATCGTCGACTTGGCAGCCGTGATGATTCCGCCCTCGAGTTCGACGCTTTCGCTCGGCACATTGCTGCCGTCGCCTGCACCCTTACCGCCGTGTTTGTTTCGTGCCATATCGTTACGTTGACTCCTTAACCGTTTGAGATGTTGCTAATCTATCCATTGGCTATGTTGCGATAGACCCCGCACGCTGCGGGTTTCCGAACTTCGAAGTTGCCCATCGCAAGAACCTGGCCCGCTTCGGTGTCCTGGTTGTAGGGGCGCTGGAAACCCTGGAACTCGAACTGCCGATCCTTGTGCAGGATGAGCCGTTCGTGATCGAGGTTGTGGAAGTTCATCGTGCCCGAGGGCTGACCGAAATCGTCGACGAGCGCGCAACCCTGAAATGCGATGTTATCGAATCCGAGGTTGCCGACCGAACTGTCGCGGAAAATCTCTTGGGGCGTGAGCAACGACCAGTACGATGCGTACCCGGTCTTAGTAGCCGAGATAAGCTGGACGCGCTCTTCGTCAGTTTTGCACTGCATGTACAGCGTCATCATCGACGAAGTCGCAAGCGCAGTCGGCGTACCCGGGTCGAAGACCTGGGCCTGCCACCACGGGTTCGCGCTGCGATCGATGCCGTTGTAAACCGCGAAGCCTTGGGCGTTGTTGACTCCGGCTCCGAGGCCGTCCCAATCCTTGCCGCCGTTGCCATTGCCGTTGCCGTACACGAAGCTGGCCACCTTATCGAAGGCGGCCATGAACGCCGACTCGGTCTTGATCTTGACCAAGTTGAGCGTTGCGGTGCGGCCGGTGCAGCGGAGCTTGTCGGTCCCGTTGACGGTAGCCGATGCGTACGCGGCGCACCACCGGATCTCGACGTTGGTGAACTCTTCCTGCGCGTCGGCATTGAGCAGGTCGGCGCCGAAGTACGACGAGGCCGTTTGATTCGGCTGCGCGAGAATCGGCTGGGCGATAATCGAACCGCCGTCGATACGCACGACGCGTCCAACGGCGTTGAGAACACCCATCACGGCCCGCGACATATACCGCTGGTCGATGACGTTTGGCCGGACGTACCGGTTTGCGACGGTGTTGATTTCGTTTGTGCTGACGTACGGAAGCCCGTTCACGCTTTAATCCTCACTTGTTACTGTGGGTGATCCTTGATAAACGCGGCTACCGCGTCGTCAGGGTTGCCGCGCCACTCTTTATTGGGGTCGACGGGAGCGCGCGAACCGGTAATCGATGGTCCGCTACTAGGAAGAACTGCAACCGCGGGTGCGGGCGTATTGGGCGCGGGGGTAGGCGGCGGTGCAGTCGCACGCGATGCGGCGTTAGCCACAGCGCCTTGCGCCTCAAGAAAAACTCGGAGTTGTTTAACCGCGTCGGGAAGTCCGCGCGCCTTGAGTTCGTCGATGCCGTTAGCCGTATCGGCTGCCCATAACTGAAGCGCTGCATCACGCAATGCCGTTTTGATCGCGACATTATCGCGAACGTACGGGTACTGCGCGAAGACCGTCTCCCACTCGCTCTTCGCCCGTTCCTTAACAACGAACTCGCGCATCGCGTCCATCGTTTGCCGGTCTTTGTCCGGAGGCTGCAGGGTCCACGGCATCGCGAGAGCTGCACGCTCGGACGGCGGAGCTTGCGCGGGTAGACCGCGTTGCTCACGGCCCTCCGGTGAGTTGAAGAAGCTGATGCAAATCCGAGCGTAATCGAGCGTCGCTTCGTCCATCGTAAGGATCGACTCGAGCATCTTCGTGCGCTCGGGCTCGCGGCGCATAATGTCGAGGATCGGTGTCCACTCGCGTTCGGCGGTCACAGCGTCCTGACCAAAAACTTTTCGAAACTGCGTGGCCTCTTGTACGGCCGGGAGCATCTGATCGCGCTCTTGCAGTCCGGCAACGATCTGCGCACGCGTCCACGGCTCAACACCGGCAGCGAGGTGAATCGGTTCGTCGGGGGCGTAACTCGGTGCGCCCGGTGCGGCGGCAGCGGGAGCCGCGGCGGCGGGCGCAGCGGGAGCTACAGGAGCCGCAGGCTCGGGCGTTCCGGCTTTCGGAGCGGCGGCGGCTGGCTCTCCAGACGGCGTGCCTTCAGACGCTGTCGCAGCCGGCGCCGCTCCAGCCTCAGGTGTAACAGCCGGTTCAGCCGTCGGCTGATCGCCGGTGGCCGCAAATGCGTCGAGCGCAGCTTGGCGCTTGACCGCAATCGAATCGGGGGTCTCACCCTCAGGCAGCGGGCCATCGTCAACGAACGTGCCGCCGCCTTCGCGGGCGACAACTTCAGGTTCGTCGGGCAGCGTGCCGGCGGGGAAATCTTTCATGAACTTGCTGACAGGATCGCCGCCCACAACCGCTTTGGATTTGGGCGTGAACGGATCGGCACCCGGCAATCGATTAGTGATTGCGGCCTGGGGAGACGGGCGCTCGGGTAGTTTGTTATCTGCCATAAGCTCTTTTCGAAATCACGGTAGCATGGAGCCGGAACGAACCGGCCCCACGCTACAGATGCGTGTTAGCGCCGACCCCGGCGTTTTCCGCGCCGCGATTTGCGGCCGGCCTTGCGGCCGTGCTTGCGGCCCATGTGTTCCATGCCGAGGGATTTTCCGGCACGGTGACGTCGGCTTGCCGAGCGTGAATGCTTGCGGCTACCGCGTTTGCTGTGGCGTTTGGCCATGTTCGTTCCTCCTTCCAAAAGATTTACAGAAGGCAGCGTAACGAGCGTTGGCTACGGTAGTCGGTCCAGAATCCTGGAGAACAGCTTACATGGAGCCTGGTGAGCCCGAATCCATAAGCTGCGAACCATCCAGTTGCAACGTTCCGGGGACACCAGGCTGCCCGGCAGCAGGGCCGGGATCATCACCTTGTTTTGGTACGGTGGCTTGTTTGATTTGATTGATCCACTCGTTGATCTGATTGAGCATCTCCGGCACGAAGCCCTGAAGATTTCGTAAGCCGGAAATCGCTTCACCGCCAGCCGCGATCTTCGTCTTGCCCGGGGCGCCCGTTGGAATCGCGCCTTTCCCGGTCGGAGGCGGCGGTGCGCCGGGCATGTTCGGCGGCGTACCCACGCCAATCGAAGCGGGATTGGGGCCCATAGCACTGGTCAGTGCGTCTCCGTACATTGTTACCTCACCATAGCATTGTCGCGTCGCGACGGCAGATTACTGGACGGCGGCTGGCGCTTACGATGAGCTTGACGTGCTGGGCTGCTCGGTGCCGGCCCGGGCTTACCGGACTGCTTGGCCATCGCTTGCAGCTTCGCGTCTTGCTCTTGCTGCTTGAGCATCCGCGGTAATTCCGTGCGCCAACCCTCTAACTTGAACTTTTTGTGCCACCACGTCTGATCGATCAAATGCTTATCGACCAGCGTCATCCAACGATTCCACACACCCGAGGGGGACGTCGACAGCGAGCTGATCGGAACGATTTTGAACTCGACCTGTCCACGCAGGTCCTCGTTTTTGTATCGGCGGAACGATACGGCGACTTCGTTTGCCGGACGCACGATCCCAGGGTCCTCACTCGAAACGCGCAATGGTTTGTTGCCCTGATCGAACTGCTGCAGCAACTCAATCGTGAGCCGTCCCAACCGCGTAAGCCCACTTTCAAAGTTACGGACCTTCTGGCGAATCGGCGCAGCGCCGCTCTCCTGCAGTTGATCGACGGCAGCATAGCTCGCGTTGTCGGCCTTCATCGCACCGGTCACCGCAGGGTTCACACCCGACACCTCGCCCATACCCGCCGAGATCACCTCAAAGAGCTTGAAGAACTCGGGGGGAATCGGCGGCTTGTCGAGCGGTTGAACGTCGGCAACGTTTTCCATCGGAATGACGTAGCCGGGTTTGTTCTTGATCGTCGCGAGATTGACGCCGCCTTTTTTGACCTTCCAGCTCGGGTTGCCGGTCTTCTCGAGTATTTCGAAAACCTGCGAAGCGATTTTGTTTACCGCGATCGCCATCGACTGCAACTGCAGCGGCTCACCCTGGCCGTAAATCGAACCAATGTCTTGGTCTTTCCACATCGCAAACGGGAAGCCGGTCGTCTGATACGGGTTGGGAATATCGCGCAGCAGTACCTGGCCGCCAGCGATCGTAACGAGGCGGCCGTTGGGAAACTTATACCGCCACGCCGACTCCATCACCGGCTTCATTTTCGGCGCGTACTTCGGCACTGTAATCATCGTGCCGTCGATTTCGTTTGGCACTTGCCGCGTACCGACGACTTCCATCCGAACTTCGCCGTTCTCGATTACCGGCTCGAATACGCCTTGGTCGTTCTCGACCTTCTGGCGCTGGTACTCAACACGCGTTTGGTCCTTCAACCAATACTCGGCGACTTCGACGGTTTCGTGATCGTCGTCTTGGTAGTTGGGATGCGACATCGGCGACTGCGGGGAGACGATGTTGCCGTTGATTTGCATCGCTGAAAGAATCCGCCCGCCGGTCGCCGAGCCTTCATGTATGAAGTCGCGGTTACGAATCTGATCGGAGTTGTCTTCACGCTGCACACCCCGCAGCCGAGACACGATCTCGGCCTCGTTCGGGAAATTCTCCCGAATCCAGCTCATCGTCATGTCTTCTACATGGATGATGTACTCGGCGTCCTCGACGCACGTCGCCGTTTTGTTTGTATAAATCCGGTACGGCGGAATCACCGTCGCGATCAGTTTGCCCCGGCCATTGTTAGCAAACGGGTCGTACACGCGCTTGATAAACGAGTAACCCCAAATCAATCCGTAAAGCGTCCAGACGGCAATCGCCGACTGCAAATCGTTGTCGTCCCACTCGCGATCGACCAGCTTGCGCAGAAGCTCGGCGGTGTCTTCGGTGCCCTCGACTTCGGGCTCGACGGCATAGCGGGGCTTCGTGTCATTCATGATCGCTTGCATGAACAGAATGAAAGCCCGGATTTTGTTGATGGTGATCGAAGCGCGCCAGTTCGGACGGCGCTCGTTCCACATCTCCCCCGAGAACAGCGCCCAAGCTCGGTCAAACGTTTCGAACGGTTTACGCTCGCGCTGCGCTCGATTAAAGAGCTGGGAGCAGTACCGTAAGATCTCGAGTTCTTGGCGTTCCTCGAGCGTCAGTTCGACTTCGACGGGTGCAGGTTTGCGCTGACGCGCCTCGTCGTACTTACGCGAGTCGTATTCGTCTTTGCGCTGGTGCCCGGGAAACTGCGCGGTTAGCGCCACAGGCTAGATGCCGGTGATCGGTGCGGTGGGCCCTGCGGGCATTGGAGCGGCCGCCTGAGGCATCGGTGCTGCGCCGCCGGGCGGCTGCCCCATACCGCCGGCTTTGCCTTTGGCAAGGCGCTCGAGCAGCATCTGCCGCTCTTCGGGCGAGAGCCCGTTGAGAAAGTTTCGTAACGGATGATCGTCGGGCGCAACGATGCCCTGCCATGCTGGGTCCTTCGCGACGTCGTAGGGCGGTGCGCCGATATGCGGTTGCAGCTCGGGTACCGATGGCGGGGCTCCGATGCCACCGCCGCCCCCCATGGCGGTGAGTGCTTTTGCGTACATTACGGTCCTGTTACCACCTGGAACGCCTTTGCGACGTAGACGGGTTCGTTGCTATTGGCTGCCGACACCGTATAGGCTTGCGCGATCGCTGCCGATTTCGGCAAATATGTGGTCACCGATTTCGCCTGAACGATCCACACGGCCGGCCCCGGAACGCCGGGGACCAAGTCGTACCGGGTGGGCGCCGTCGCTTGTCCATCGACGCGCGCAACGTAGTACGGTGCCGATGCCGCACCCGCCGATGCCGTGATGGCAGCAGCTTGGGCAAGCAGGTAGGTCGCGTAGACCGTAAAGCTCGAGGCCGCGCCGACGATGTACTGACGATCGGCCGGAACGAGTGCGACAGTTGCCATTAGCTCCTCACCGTGGTAGCGCCCGTTTTTGCGTATCGAGCGGCGTTAGATTTGCTTCTTTGGCCCGTTCTTTGAGCCGACGTGCCGAGGTTACTTCATTGTGCGCGACGGGCCGAAGTTTCCGGCGGGTCTGCCCATACGCGTCCTTACCGATGATAGCGCCTTCGACCGGGGGCAAAGCGACATTGAATTCCGCGGTCTTATCGGCGACGCGGCGTGGGTCGGTCGAATCCTCGCCCGTCGCATCGACGCTCATCTGGACGGCTTTAGCAGCGTAGGGATTAGCGGCGTGCGCGCAATCGAAGCACTTCGGGTTGGGCGCGTCTTCGTAGTCGCGAGTGATTGCGCCGCACGGCCCACACACGCGTTCGATAAACCCGGCAGCAGTGGAAACATCGGCGACGACCATCGTCGACACAGGGGCGCCCGGCCGTACGCGACTACGAGCGGTCTGACGGGCTTTATATTCCGCGCTGCGCGCAACGTAGTTCGTCTTCGAGTAGGCGCTGCTATTGACGTGGGTGGACATCGTTTCGTCTATGCTCCTTGCGCCCTGCGGGCGAAAATCTCCAGAATCCTGGAGAACAGGCTACCAGCTTGCATTTGCTTCCTCGTCATCGTCATCGATTCCGTACTCGCCCAGATCGTCAACCGCAACAGCGTCGAGTTCATCGAACGAACCGAGGTTGGGATCGTATCCGTAATCGTCGTCGGGGTCGATCTGCCGGGCTTCGAGATCGGAGCTGCCTGGAATGATCCCCATCTCCAAGCGCATCACCGCGTGCATAATCTGGAAGCTCGAAACGAAATCGTCGTGACGACCGGCGGCACCGCCGTAGCTGCGTTCGTCGCCGAAGGGGTCGTGCTGCCGATAGCTGCTCATCTCGGTGACGACCTCTTCGGAGGGGACGGCGATCATATTGTTCTCGATCGTCCGGCACATCCACGCGACCGCGGTCGGCTTGGTCTTCGCGTTACTTTCCCAGCCGATGTGTTTAGAGAACGGCATATCCGCGACGCCGGGCATCCGGTAGTGGTAGATCTGATAGAGCCGCTTCTGATCGATGTACGTGCATGTTGCCGTTCCTGGGCCCGTCCACTCCGGTACGAGTTTGGGCGAGACGACCTTATCCCCAACGCGCTGCTGACAGAGCCATCCAATCGCTGCGCAGACTTCACCAAAAGCAATCGGGTTGATGCGCCCACGCCAGGTCATGATTAGTTCGTCGCGCTCGAGTTCGTTGAGCACGCCGACGCAGATGGTCGAAAAGTCGCCGTCCTTGGTCAACGGGTTCCCTGCACCGACATCGGCGCCGATGATAATGCGATCGCCTCTGCGCGGCCACCGCCAGACGCGCAGGTTGTCAAGGGTCTTGTCGTAGACATCGTGAGAGCCAAAGCCCTGCGTCTCGGCTTCACCGGGCGAAAGCGGACGCGGCCGGCGGATCGTATCGTAGATCGAAGCGTACTTATTGGCCTGATCATTTTCGCCCCAATAAATATCGCCTTCCCACTCCGGCTCGCGGACGTTCTCCATCAGCGTCTTGATCGCACCCATCGAAAAAACATTGGTACCCGAGAGCAAGAACGCCGTCGCGAGATCCGAGTTATGAACGAGGATGCCACCAGCGTCGAAAACATTGGTTTGAGCGATATGTAGGTCATAGACTCTTCGAGTCCCAATCGGATCGACAGAAATAACCTGGTCGACATACCCGGCAATACGCTCTGGCCGTCCACGGTTAGATGCAGGTTTCTCCCTGGCTCGCTTTCTCGCAGAAACGAATCCTATCTCGTAGCAAAATATTTTTGCGTCGTACGATAACAAGGCAAGCTCAAAGCCTGCGTATTGCGTCCCCTTTTTTATCACACGCCGTCGGGAGCTACGAATATGGAGTGATAGCAGCAAGTGCTGAACGTCCCGGGAAAACCTCTCTTTATTGGTAAACAGTTTAACGCTGTTCTTTGTAGCGGAAACCCAACCGTCTGCCTCAAATAATGCGCGCAGGAATTCGCGGACGACTGAACCAGGGCTCCTACGAATACACTCGGGAACGCAAACCTTTCTGCGAGCCAAATGATCTCGCATCTCTCCACAACCTAAACGCAACAAAAACTCTTTTACGGCCCTACTGCTCGAGCGAAGCCTACGGCAGCCTTTATTCGGGCCAGTTAACGATTCCTCAAAACTTATTCTAAAAAGTTTTTCCCCCAAACGCTTAATGTCGCTCGACACTTCTTCATCCCGAGCATCACAAGCGAAGTCCAAAGCATTTCCGTATAGGCTTCCGTCACCCATGAAGTACCCAAGGAAACGCGCAAGCTCCGTCGTTATCTCAACCGAGGATTCTACTGTAGGTAATACATTCCATCGGGCAACAAACGGTTTCTTCGCCAGCATCGGGGCCTGTAGAAGAACTTGTTCCCCCAAAGCATCCCCCGCAAATACGAACTCGCCGTCTGCTTTTTTGATGGGGTGCGTCAGGGTACACTCGATGGTATAGCCCGTAGCAGTAGAAACACGGACGCACTCCTGGTCGCCGTTATCGGCCCAGCCTAAAACTTTCCCACTTGAAGTTTCCGCTCCGCGTTCTATCTCCGATATTGGACGAATCCCTGAATCTGTACCAACCAACGTGTCACCTACCAGACACGGGTATTCTTGGTCGAAGAGGTTCGGATCACGGTTGAACGGCGGAACCGCCAATCTCGCACGGCGCCATTTGAGCTGCTCGAGCGTCACGTGGGGGAAGCGCTTCATAATATCGCGCTCTTCGGATTTGATCGTTCGTTCGAATCGCGCACGCTGCGACATATCTTCAAACGGAATCTGAAACGACTTAATCATTTCGTGCCACGGTATAAAGACCAGCCGCGTCTCTCCGTACTGCGTGCGCTTACGTTCCTTAGCATCCATGCACTGCTCGTAGAAGAACTCACCGCGACCGGTCTGACCATTGGGCGTCGATTCCATATACTGCGAGGATTGCTTATCATCCGATAGCGTCGGGCTCAGAGCGCGAAAAAGATCGTCGCCATTATCGTAATAGCCGACTTCGGTAGCGTGCAGGTTCTGAAAACCGTGGCCGAGGTACGCATCGATAGACTTGGCCGATGCGCTAAAGATGCGAGAGTTCAGTGGCGGGGCGAACTCGAGTCGGTCAGTCGGCGGGTTATTGTTATATTTCGCGAGCAACTCAGGACGAACATCGAAGACCTGCGCCTCGCCCCCAACGTTAAACGTGACGCTCTTGGGTAGATAGTTCCAGAACGTCGTACACATTCCAAGCACGTTCTCCGACGGCTTGGCTTGATTGCCGACGATTAAAGAGTCGGTGTTCGGAGTCGTCGTCGTATCGTCGAAGATCAGCGACTCGGCACCGGTCGATAGCCCCGCTCGCCGCGATTTGCAGATGATAATGCGCACCGGCATCCGGTGGTCGCGAAACCACTTATGCGTATCGTACAAACGGATCTGCGCTTCGTTGTAGCGCAGGCGTATGATCTTTCGAGTCTGCGCTAACTTAATCCAGTACAGGTTCTCGATCCGAAAGCGCGGGTCAGTTTGAAACTGTTGCAGCCGTTCCCGAATGACCTGATCGGAGACGGCTAACTTCGACTAGAGATACCCACGTTTCACGGCCTCTTCCCGGTACTTATCGAGCGCACCGTACGACCACGCGGGGTTCATAATCGCTGGCGGATTGAGCGAGATGCCTTGCAGGAACTGCGCGAACGTCATGCCGTCGGGAAGAATGATACACGGCCCGCCCCCTTTTAGTTGCGCTTCTAAGAACTCATACATGAACATTACTTCCCGTCGTCGACGGCTTCGTACTCGAAATCGTTACCGCAGGCTTCGGCCAAGTGCGACAGCGCTTCAATTCGCTCGGGGTTCCACGACTCGCCGCCGTCGAGTATCTCTTCGGCTTTCTCCATCGTCTTCTTGAAGACGCGCCGTGCAATCTCGTTGCACTCCTTACCGCTAACCGTGGGCTTGGGATCGGTTATGTTGATCACTTATGCACCTTTCTGTAAGGGGTGGGACGAACTCGTTTGGGCTGACCAATCCCAAAGATATGGCAATGGCCACCAGATGTGCGGAGTTAAGCGCATCGAAAGTAGTACGCAGGGTATAGGCATAAGTATTCACCGATTCCGGGCTCAAGCCCACGTGCTCGGCAATCTCGAGCGTAGTATATCCAAGCGCGATCTCGCGCAGAACCGCTAACATCTTCTTCGGCAAACGCAGTTGCGACGCAGTCGCACTCGTATGATACCCGTCGCACTCGCCGCAGCGACGAACGCGTACGCCTAGCCGGTAGTTGCGCAAATAAGCCTTGCGCGCCAGCCGAGCGGTTTCGATGTTGACGTATCGCGCCATCGTACAGTTCACGGCACCAGCGCGCCGCGGGGAGCATCCTCATCGATGACCGCCGTCGCGGCACCGGGAGTATGCGCTAGGAAATCTTGAGCATCGATCGTTTCATTGGGGTCGGGGGTCGTGCGCTGTTCGACCGTCGTATCCACATCGGTCCGTACACCCAGAGCGATCAGAATGTTCGTAATGGGCGGAGTGTTCTTCGCCTCTCCTGGGGCGGGTACGCCCCAACCGCGGATGCGAGCTACCGTCGCCCCAGCGCGGGTCGACTCGGCATCCTCGCCGTGAATCGCCGTTTGGCCCAAGCGTTTAAGAATAGCCTCACGTTGAGAGTCCATCGCCGCAAAATCGCGATTCATAATCTCCGCGACGCCGGGTGTGTTGAAAACGAGTTCGGCTGCAGCGAGGTAGCTCGGGTCGGTCTTGCCCCCATCAAATGAAAAACCGAGTCGCAAAAGCGCTCGGAACGGATTGAGCTTTTCGTTTATCAGCGCATCGGCGGCCATCTTGTCGCGCCATTCCTGCGGCGCGAATGTCCCCCACTCTTGCAACGTCGTCGGGACATCGATGTGCAGCGCCGCGCGTAACCGCTGATTTTCGGCGGTAAGCTGGCGGTTTCGCTCACTACCGCCCCGTATGCGCTTGGGGTCGAGCACCGTCGGCTCAAGTGCCGGTAACTTTGACGGACCAAAATCAAAAACGTCGCCCATGCTTAGAGGACGCTTTCACCGGGCGGGGCGTACAAATGATCCTTCGGAATCAGCGGCACGTCGTTCTCGTTGGGCCTGCGGGCCTCATTATCCTCGGTCGTGTACTCCCGGTAGTCGTCGCTCGACTCGAACTCACCGCCGTTGGCACTGCCGTTTTGGGCAGCGGTTCGGCGGCGATCGAGCCGGTCGGTAAAGGCGTTCTGCTGGCGTTTGGCCAGGATCACGGCTGCCAGTTCGTCGTCGGTGGCTACTTGGTGCTCCCCCGGCAAATCGAGTTCGTTGCGTCGCTCCTCGATCTCGGATAGCGCCCGATTACTGACGCGGTTGATTTCTTGCTGCTCGAAGGCCGAGAGGTGATGAGCGTGCGCACGGGCGACTTCGGCGATGGCGCGGGACCAGACCCAAGCGCCGATACCGAGCAGTATGAAAACCACACAAACGGTAACGGCGAGTACGACGAAAGCCAGTGCGTCGGAGCCGATGTTCACCGGTGCGCCGGCCGGATGTCACGCAGCGGGATCCACGCTTCATCGATTTCGTTTGCAATCTTGATGCCAAAGCGCACGCGAACTTCATGCGACTGGCTCTCGACGATTTTCCCGCAGTAGCCGTGCAGACGCGAATCGGCGTGCGAACTCTTTACACACACGTCGTCCTTGCGCAGATGGTGCCGCTCGGAATCGCTCATACCATTTTGGACTCGACCACGGCGCCGGTTTCGGCCTGCGCCAACGCGGCGTTGTACTCGTCGACGCGTAGGTTTCCACCAACCGAAGCGCCGCGCAGCGTATGGCGCATCCATTGCTCGGTCACTGCGGCGCGGGCTTCGAGCACCGCGAGCCGCAGCGTGCTAGTCATGCGGATATTCGACCGGCGCCGCATCTTCATCGGGTTCAGCGCTGGGCTCGAGGTCGGCGAGCATCGCTTTGCCCTTGACAAAGAACTCGGTGAGAAACGCACTTGCCGTGTCGCCCAACCGCGGATTGTTGGCCAGGTCCCGCGCCGGCACGTTGACCAGCACGGCGATCGCGGCGTTTGCAGTATTGACCGCGACGCCCGAAGCGCTTTGCACCGTCGCCTGCAGGGACCGCTCGAACTCAGTGAGCGCGCGGAGTTGCTCGGCGGTGGGCATATCGGACTGCAGCCGTCGTAAAGCTCGAGACTCTTTACTCATGTTTGTGCCTTTCCATCAGTGGCCGTTGTAAGAATGCGGGTCAGTCCGCGCGCATCGAGTTCGTCGCGAACGATCTGTTGGATCAGGTTTCCAAGCGCGGCGATCGCCATATCGGAGAACAGGTGCAGCATCACGTACGGAAACCGGGTCTGGCTGCCGTCGGGGTTCTCGACGATGTAAAAGAGCGGCTGTGGGACTCCGACGATCGGAACTTCGCTCATCGAACCCGACGCCCGGCCCGGTACTGCTTCCACGCGTCGAAGCCCCAAATGAGCGTACAGAGCACGACATAGGCTCCGAGCGCGTCCCAGCGATAATCCATAGCCGTCAGTCTAGCGGCACTACGGGTTTTCTACAAGTCGGGCGAGCGGCCGATAGTACGTTTGGCCCTGGCCGAACGGGTAGAATCAGGAGTATGCTGCCGAACACAATGCGAGAGCTTTATCTCTCGGCGGCCTCGTTTCTGATCGGCACGTGCGCGGGGTTTGCCATCCACACGCTGCTGTACCACCTGCACTAAGACTCATCGAGCAGCGCGTCGTGCTGCCGGTTACGCATCCGGCGCAGTTCTCGGGCGACCAATCGGTCACCCACGGCTTCGTGCGGATCGGGTACGACCCGGCGCGCGTTGCTGCCGTCGGAGCGATCCTGCACGCGGCTGGCCATAATGTTTGACAGCGGCGAGGGCATTTACGCGGGGAGGGGCACGTCGAACCAAAACGGCTCGATCGTTCTGTCGCCCCGGTCGAAAGCGGCAATCCAATCGATCGCCTTTTTCGGCAACGGTAGGCCGCGTCCGTCGATCTGCACGTGTTCGATACAGACGTAGGCCACGATCCCCCGGCGCCCAAAGGCCACACCCACGGGGCAGTAGCGCTCCCGGTAGTTGCTGGGAGCGCCAGCAACATTGTAGCGGCCTGCCGCTATATCGGACTTCGTAACCGTGATTCTCATCGTTGCTGCCTTTCTAGCGGTGACTGGAGAGCCGCTGCGCACGTTTCACGTGGAACAGCGATTGGGCGGGTACGACCGGCCGCTGACGCCGCCCTCGCCTGCATGTCCAGACCTGAGCTGGTCCCGGTCGTCGTTTCCGTAGCATCGGCGATTTTTAGATTTTTTTCAAGGGGGCTACTGACGGCTCCGGTTCTCCGGGGGGCGTCGTCACGGGCCCGAGTTCGTACTTGGCGATCGTCTTGCCCATCTCGTTCATAACGAAAATCCGGCCGGTCTCAAAATAGCCGGGAACGTCGTTTTCGCTGACCGCGGTCATGGTCGTTTTGCTCGGGCCAGTGGTGCTGTGTGCGGTGCTCACCTCGACCGATTTAGCGAGGAAGACCTGCCCGGACCCGTCGTCTTGTATCTGGCGGATTGCTAACATCTGCGTGCTCCTGTCTACTGCTTTTGAAAATCGGCTCTCGCCGTTGGCTGTAGCATAACAGAAAATTTTTTTAGGGCCCAGGCTAGCGTGGGGGTGAGTCGCGGCGGATCGCGGGCCGCAGGGGGGGAACGGGTTGCGCCGGCGGCGATCGCGCTCGGGCGTGCCAGAAAAGTGGCACTCGATGTCGATATGATACATCGTACCTATGATAGTTTTATCATATCGCGCGCCGGCGTCTCTTATGGTAGCCGGGCTGTGCGCGGGGTGACTCACCCTCGGTAGGCTCGCTAGCACCGAAAAGCACAACGATAGCCCGCGATAACCGGCGATAGCGCTTGAATGTATGCAACCTGGCATGGTATGATTCGAAGGCCGTAGGCAGGGTCTACGGTGCGACGGCCGGCGCCTGCCGGTCCTTATGGAAGGATGCAACCACAATGGGAGTATACGAAAACCTTGCCGACGCATTCGGCACCGAATGGCAAGGCCTTAGCTACGCAGAGCGCACCCGTATCGCCGATGACGCGGCCGACGCGGCCGACGCGGCCGACGCGTACCGCGAGGACGGATGCGGCGTGCGCCAGTACCGCACCCGGATCGGCCTAGGGAACCTTCGTTCCTACCTTGCCTGGTCGCCGGAGATCGGAACCGTATGACCCGCGATGAAGGGATCAGTATAAACTGCGGCTGTTCGACGGCCGGAGCCTGCGTCGAACACAAGGCGCGCAATACGCTCGTTTCCGAAGTTGCCGACGTTATGAGCGAAGCCGACGAAGTTGCGCTGGCGAAGGCTATCGAACGCCTCGGCGCGGTCGAAGTTGCTGTTGGATATTATGCGTACCGCTTCGAGAAATCCCCAGGCTGGTACGTTGCGCCGTCGTCGGCGCTCGAAATACTCACCCGCGCCCTTGCCGGACAAGCGCAGAAAACCCGTAAGGCAAAGGCGCTTGGTATTTGGGCGGCCGGCAACTACACCGTCGCAATGCCCCTTTGGTGGTCGCCGGAGCAGCGGTTTGCGTGGCGCAGCGTTGATGCCGAGGGCAACGCGAGCGAAGCTTCCACAGATAAAACCTACGCGCAGCATATAACGCACCTTGGTGGCGGGCGCGTAGAGCGCATCACGGCCGACCTCGCCACAGGGGAGGAGGTGCCATGTTAGCGACCTCAGTAAAAGATGGCCGGGGGCGCTTTAGTAAGCGCCTTGCCCCGTATCAGCGATTCTACCTGCAGGTTGAAAAATCCAATGACGGATGCTGGAGATGGAAGGGGCATTTAACCCGCGCTGGTTACGGAAACTTTTTCCTTAATGGGCACTCAGTCGTAGCATCGCGCGCTTCTTGGATACTCCATTTTGGTGATCCCGGAGAGCTTCAGGTCTGCCACACCTGCGATAACCCGTCGTGTGTCAAGCCAGATCATTTATTCCTCGGAACGCAAACCGATAACCTTCGCGATATGGCGGACAAGAAACGTGGAAACGCAGGACTCAAAGCCTGCAAGAACGGCCACCCTTTCGACGCCGCTAACACCTACAAGCACAGGCGCAGGCGAAACTGCCGAGCTTGCAATAGCGTCGCGCAAAAACGCAGAAAGACGGTAGAAGCATGATCCGCGGATATATCGCCGAGCTGCTCGTTGCCGGAGTTCTCTTTGCGTTGCTGCTCGTTGCTGCCGGCCAAGTCGTCAACGGGTGGGAACACATCGCGGCCACGATCGGCAACGCGCTATGAAGAAAGAACGTCCTTGGACCTGTCCAAAATGCGGGATCGGACTATCCTACGTTTCGACGACGCACGCCCGCGAACATATCCGAAAATGCAAAGGGATTCGCCCTGCCTAAAAAGGCCGGATTGTACCCGGCCGAAACGTCCGCCCGTTCGCGGACGTCGCAGGAAGCAAAATGCCCCTGTCCGCTGCGCACGACTACGCCTACACACAAGCGAACGTCGTCGCGAAAGGAGTCTGACGTTTTGAGCGTTTTTCTTACCAAGACGAACGCGATCCACGAAGAATCCGGGCGTCGCGTTAGGACACCTTACGGGATCGCCACCGTCGTCGCAAACTGCGGCACCGTGCTCGGCCGGACCGGCCTGACGTTCGCACTGCGGCCCGAGCAGTTCCCAAAAAACGCGCGCTGGTGCATACTTTGCTGCGCCAGCTACTATCACAAGCCAAACCTTACGAAGGAGTCTATCGACGAATGCAAACTACCATAGCCCCTCTGACGTTCGACCAAATGACCGTCGAAGTCGCCCACGATGACCGGCGCATCGCTTCATTGCTGCACGAACAATCCGAGGATACGACGAACCCGCAGCTAGCTGCGCACGTGCAAGAGATCATCGACCTGTACCGCCAGGGCGTTCGGCAGTCCGACGAATCCGAAGCCATCGCTGCTAAAGCCCGCATAGCGGTCCTGCCCCTTTACCTTGCCTGGCGCTATCAGTTCGCCGAAGCCGTCGGGCCGATCGCACTGCAGCTAGGGCATCCAGCCCCGGCGCCGGTCGCCGATGGGCCGGTTCTCGGGATGGCTCCCGTGGCGGTCAAAGCTGCCGACCTGTTCGCCAAGCATCCGCCGGCCTCGGCCGAAGGACCCGTCGCGCCGCCGGCCCCCGGCGCCGATTCTGAGGCCCTGGAGGCGTCTGACGCTACCGAGACGACCTCAGAGCCGCAAACCCCGTCCGCAACGCAGCCAGCGGCAAGCAATGGTGGCAAGAGGGCCCGGCGCAGTTGGGCACAATCCGACGTCGTCGCCCTGACCCGGCTCTTCATGACCGCCATCGAGGGGTCCGATCCGATGGTGCTATCCCAACAGTTTGCCGAAACCTACCGAGAAGACTTAGGGGCCCAGGAGGTCTTCAGCAAGGCGGTCGAACTCGAGCTGACGCCCGCGCCGCCGGCCGCACCGAAGTACGAGATGAGCGCAACGGACAAACGCGTGATCGAAAAGCGCGTTTGCGAACAGCTCGTGCTCGTCGACAATCCTGAGATCAAGCTGACACAACTGCGCTACGCGGCCGGGGTCCTACGCGAACTCATCAAATCACTCGCGGGCTAAAAACCGGTCGGTCAGAAAAAGCAAAACCGCCGGTCGTCTCACCGGCGGTTTTCTTGTATCCTCACATACGCCTGCGTTGCGGTGCAACCCTACAACGGTTCCTCGAACGTTTGCGGGGCCACCGTATCACAGAACCGAGGGGGGCGTCAACGGCGCGGGGGGCATCGGCCGAGCCGCATCTTCAACCTGGCGCACTGCGTTTTGTTCGTGCAAATCCGCAAAGGCCAAGAGTTGCTGTTCGCTCTCGTCCCGCGGTCCGCGCTGGCGGATAACCGCAATGTCTTCGGGCAAGATCGCACTGCCGTACCGGTCGATCGAGACGAGCTTGAGCATTAGGTAGTCCGTGCAGGCGTTCTCGATGCCCTGACCGATCGGGATGCTCTCTTGGGCTTTAAGCCCCCGTAACCGGGTCATCAATGTCGGGATGGCTGCCTCAGGACACCGGCCTTCGGGCCAGAGCAGCGTGATGTCAAGTTCTGGAACAAACCGCATCAAACAGATCCGTAACACAAGATCGGGTATGGAATGTCCCGTTCTTACATGGAGGGCGTTGAGGCCTTGCACGATGCCTTTGTGCTTACGTAATCGGCGGTATGCAGCTTGAAATGGTCCAGAAGGAGTTTCTTTCTGATACGTGAGCGTCATGCGGTTTTTATCTCCGTGTTGTAAAGTAAGTTTCTGGATTTGTAAGTGTATGCGACCCTACACACACAGTATAGGATACTCCCGGACCCTCTCTTAGTCAATTCGTGTGTGTGTATAGGGTCGCACTTACTTTTTATCTCAGAAACTTACTTACCGTACAATCTGGAGCTTTTTGCTCGTTTTGCCCGGCTTTTCTTCTGTAGGCGGATCGGGGAGAGCTATCTCCCACAGCAGACTACCCTTGCGCCGCTCAATATCGAAGAAGCCGTCTTCGACCTCACGCCCTTTCATAGTCAAACGAGCCCGTGCTTTGCGTTCGTCCTTAGCCATCATAATCGTCGTATCGACGCACGCCTGTCCTCCTAAGGTCCCCGCACCAGCATCGAAAGGATCGGTAGATCCCCATTTTCCCTTACCCTTGGAAGCGTGATCAAGCATTAAAATGGGCACTTTATAACGGCGCGAAAGGTCCCAAATCGGTTGAAAAACACGGTACTCAGCCCGGAAGGCGCTCCCTTTTGTGCTCACCTGGCCAAAGAATGCAGCGACCGTATCGATGCAGATAAGCCGCGGGCGCTTGCTTTGTTTGACCCACTGTTCGATCTCTTCAAGGCCGCCTTGACCCGAGATCGGCCACTCGATTGCCATGCGCAGCGCGTCAGGGACATCACCCGCGCCCCAGAGCGCTCGGACGCGCTCCTGCAGCCGACGCGGGGAATCCTCGAGCGCCAGGTACAGCACGTCGCCCTGCTGCGAATCAAAACTCTGCGGATGGTCGGCGTAGGCGTACATCGAAATCGAGGACGGGAAGAGTGGCTTGCCCGCAGCGACGGCCAACGCGCACTGCAACGTGAGAAACGACTTCCCGGTCTTTGGCTTACCAAACAACTGCGTGGTGCCGTCGACGATGAAGCCTCTGATCGCGTATCCAAGCGTTCCAAGATCTGCACGCATGAGTTCGGGGGCTGAAAAGGTCGTGATTGGCCCCGGCTCTTGTGTCGGCGAACTCGTCGAGCTAGCGTACCCGCTAGAACGCCCTGCTTGTTGATTTTTTGTAATCGAGAGCCAAATCTTCTGCACCTGGGCCATATCCATCGGCGGGGTATTACACGCGTTCCAGTTGACGAACTGACGCCAGCACTCGTTCCACTCCGTTTCGTCCGGGTGAGCAAAGAGCAAGCGACCGAGATACTTGGTCGCCATATCGTCGCGTTCACCCTCAACAACGCCCCCGAGGGCATCCTCCCAGGGCCGCGATGCCGGCGACGCAAGTTCCCCGACGGTCGTACCCCCGCCTCGCACTGCGGCGATCCGCTCGAGCACGAAGTCGGGCAGCGGGGCGATGCCCTCTTCGGGCTCCCGCTCCCAGACATAGCTCACGCCGTCGGGATGCGGCGAGGGCGGCGCGAGCACGTAGTTACCCTCACCGCGCAGCTCGACGAGGTCCCCGAAGAGCTTGACGCCGGGCAGCGCAGCGGGTTTGCCGTCAGTTCCAAGCGGCGGCCGAAAATAAAAATGACGGCCCTTTTTTGCCCGGGCCGTCGCTGTTGGAATGTTTCGGAGCGCTT